TTTTGAGTCCTGTTGATTGCATGAGAATAGTATTTTCAAATTTAATAAATCTCAATATACCAACTTCATCTATATATTGAACCTCTTTATTATCAAAATACAATCCATCAACACGATGCAATTTTGATGTAATTCTATTCCACATTCTATACTTTGGAATCATCTTCCACCTCCTCAAAATAACCATGAAATTTACTTAGGTTCACAATAGCGACCTCTTCAACGGAATATTTTTCGATATCAAAGTCTGGATCATTTTTCCCAAACTCTTTCTTTATGGCTTTTTCCGCTAGAAAAGGTAAGGCAAATATACTTGCTCCGTTTTTTAAGGCAAGCACTTGACCGTGTTTATTTACTATTCGATACCCTATATCAAATGGTCTGATTTCCCTTGGGATTTTTATGCATTTACTTTGATTCTTCATTCCTTCTTCAAGCGTTTGTATCATCTTGCACCTCCTCAATCTCAATCCCCGGACATTCAAACACCCAACCAAAGCCGGCGTCTTCTAACTCTTTGCGGGTGAAATAAGTTCTTAACTTACTTGTCAAAAAGCCTAAGAAATTCTCATCTTTCGCACTTACAAGATACTGATCTACTGCTTTTATCTTAACCGTGTACCGCTTCTCTTTCTCGACCTCAACAGCATCCGATCCATTGACTATCAACATTGCAAGTGCTAATTCACGCTGTGTTTGCGTTTCAAAATCAACGTCGTAAAGCCATTTTCCAACTTCGTCCATTTGTTGGAAATCTTCGTCACACTCTACCTCAAATTTTGCAAACCACTCTTCAAAAGCCTTTAATTTTCCTCTATAAAATTCATAGTAATCTATTACTACTTGTGGCACGATTGGTTTCTGCGGTTCGTCTAGTTGTTCGAGCTTCTCAACAAATCCTGTATAGATTTTCTCTTCTGCAACACTTAGAAAACCATAATCTAAGATTTTTTCATAATGTTCAATCAACTCTTGTTTATTCATCTTCTTGTTGCTCATCGTATTCTTCAAAATCATCAACAATAATATAGTCGACGTTTTTTGGGTTTGCATAAAAATTTCTAATTACCATCAATTTTCCATCGTAAAACTGACTGAGGACTCCTTTCAGTTCATCTTCGGTGAGATCGTTTACCAAAAATTCAGTTTTTTGTGAATTTGAAAAACCAATTGTGATTTTTTT